CGGAAAAGTTTTTAAGATAAATTCTCTTATTGTCGCAAATATCGACGGCACAAACAACGCAGAAGTCACTGTGGATCTTTTCAGAAGTTCTACCGCATATCGCATCGCAAACACCGTCAATGTTCCAGCGGATGCCACCTTGGTTGTGTTATCTAAAGACGCGAGTATCTATCTTGAGGAAGGCGACTCACTTCGCCTGACCGCCAATGCAAACTCAGATCTGGAGGCGGTTTGCAGTTACGAAGAGATTTCGTAACATGGCAAGAAGGTTTAATGGTGGAGTAAGAGGTAAACTCCCAACTGTCACAACAAGTTCTGCTTCTGGAATGTGGGATCTTCTATCCGCATACGCGGAAAAAGGTGCATCCAATTGGCCATCTTTGGCACCACCTGCATTATATGCATTTACCTCTCACACTTTTACTAATGCGGGTAAGCAGGGTAGATATGGGCCTATTCTTACCGAGATGCAAAGTGCATATTCTTCTACATCTTGGGCATCGAATTCTTCGTATTTCACGCTTGGTGCATATCAAGGTTATCAAAAGTGGAAAGCTCCTACGACTGGAAATTATCAGATAACTGCATGTGGTGCCAGTGCTGTTACTTACGGTGGTAGAGGAAGAATAATCAGATCAACCATTTCTCTTACACAGGGAGAGTGGATAATTATTTGTGTCGGCCAAGTACCATACAGGGCCACATCGGGTGGTGGTGCTGGCGGTAGTTTTGTAGTGAGAGAAACAGGAAATGTACCACTACTAGTTGCGGGTGGTGGTGGCGGACCATATAACTCAGCCACGGGTTCAACAATGGACGCAAACGCAACGACTTCTGGTAATGCTGGTGGGGGAGAGAGTAACGCCGGAACAAATGGTAACGGGGGAGCCTCGCCCGCCAATGGCTCCCCCTATGCAGGTTCTGGCGGCGGATTCTTATCTTCTGGTGGGAATGCGGCCAACGGAGCGAGCGGCAATTTCGGCGGAGGTTTTAATGTTGGTTTAATTGGAGGTGCTTCTAATAACGGAGACACATATGCGGCGGGAGCTTTTGGGGGTGGTGGCGGCACTCACGGCAACACCGGTGGCGGTGGTGGCGGTGGCGGATATTCCGGTGGCGGTGGCCAAGGTCACAATGAACCAGGCGGCGGTGGAGGCGGAAGTTATAGTATCACGAGTATAACAGACCTCGGATACAATACGCTTACTACCGCGGGATACGTAACAATAACAAAATTGTAAGGTAAAATAATGAGAGGCAATGGCGGTAGAATAGGACCAAAACACACACCAACAACAGGATCTGCTAGTGGTGTTTGGAGTCTTGCAGAAGCAGGAGATTATAGAAGGCAATCGCTTTGGCCGCCACTTTTGGCTGCACTCTACTCATTTACTAATGCCACGTTTACTCCAGGGGGTCAGACTGGAAGTGCTGGACCAAGTTTAGCAACTGCACGCACGGGATTAACTGGTACGGGCGTCGATGCATGGAAAAGCAATACCTCATTCTTTAATACGTCAAGCGGTATTCAACTATGGACAGTGCCTGAAACGGGCACATATAGTATTAACTGTTATGGGGCTCAAGGTGCAGACGGACTGCAAGATGCGGCAGGAAACCCTGCTTCATCCGGTGGGTTGGGAGCAAGAATACAAGGTAATTTTCAACTCACTGAAGGACAAGTATTATCTATTGTAGTGGGTCAACGTGGTATGACCCAGTCCACCTATAGCTGGGGCGGCGGTGGCGGCGGTGGCGGTACATTCGTTTGGGTGACGGGTCAAACTACCAATCCTCTAGTAGCAGCAGGTGGTGGAGGATGCGGCGGTGTTGGAACTCAAGCACTATCAGGCGGACAAACTGGAACTAGTGGCAGCGCAGGTCAAAACAACGGCGGCGCTGGTGGTACTGGTGGTTCTGCTAGTCTCTCCCAAGGAATATGCGGCGGCGGCGGCGGAAACGGTTGGTTGGGCGGACAGAGTTACTATTGCGGGGGCAATTTCACATGGTCTGCTTTATATACTAGTCCAAACGGATTGGTACTAAACGGTGGTGATGGTGGTTTTGGCGGTGGCGCAGGAAGTTGGGGCGGGGGCGGTGGCGGAGGCGGTTATTCTGGCGGCGGTTCAGGTGGTTGGGCGTATGCTGGTCGCGGGGGCGGCGGCGGATCTTATAATGCAGGAACCAGTCAAATAGCAACAGGTGCTACACATTCTGGTCCAGGTCAAGTAATAATAACACGAGTGTAGGAGTTTAATAGTGAGACATATAAAATTAGAAAATAATATACCTGTCAACTATACGTTGGAACAGTTGTTCGCTGATGTTCCTGATGCGGTCATTTATCAAAATAGTCAGATGCCGCATCCAGAACTATTAGCCAATTATAACGTGTACCCATTAGTAACTACACCACAACCTTTACTAAATGAAGACGAAACTGTTGAAGAAGGTACACCAGAATTTAAAGACGATGAGTGGCATCAAACATGGGTCATTAGAAAACTGTCTGAGATTGAAATACAAGAAATCATTGATGCCAAGATAGACATATCCGGAACGAATTCTACACCAGAAAACAATGCAGGCGTTTCATTTTTAGCAAGTAGTGAAATTCAAGAAACTAGATATAATATTTGCAAAATCTGTCCATCATTTACTGTATTAAAAACCTGCAGAGAATGTGGTTGTATTATGCCATTAAAAATTAAAATGGCGAGTGCGAATTGCCCATTACACAAATGGTTAAATATAGAAAACCAGATGACGCCATTAATGTCAAGTGATAATGCATTATAAATAGTCCAAAGAGGACAAGATATGGCAATTTCATCAAGACAAGGTTTAATCGATTACTGTTTGCGCAGACTCGGGTTTCCAGTAATTGAAATTAACGTCGATGAAGATCAGGTAGAAGATCGCATCGATGATGCATTACAGTATTTTCAAGAGTTTCATTTTGATGGAGTCGAGAGAATTTATCTCCCGCAACAAATTACAGGTGCAACTCTACGATTTTCTGGTCTTTCACCTCCCTCATTTGAAGTTGGTGAAACTCTTGTAGGCGCCACATCTGGTGCATCATGTAGAATTGTATCAATCAATGGAGTGGTAATAACTGCTAGTAAAGTTAGCGGCGCTTTTGTTGCGGGTGAAACACTTACCGGCGAAACTTCGGGCTTTAGTCGCGCTTTAGTTGCAACAAGCAATTTCTATACACCAGGTGATATTGAGAATGGTTATGTATCCATTTCTGATGCCGTTATCGGCGTAATAAGAGTGTTGCCAGTAAATGGTCCAAGCTCTGGTATGAATAATGCAAACAATATGTTTGACGTTATCTATCAGTTCCGTATGAATGATATGTATAACCTATTATCTGCGGACATGATTTATTTCACTCAGATGAAACAATACTTGTCAATGTTAGATATGCTTCTGGTTGGCGATAGATCATTTGCATACAATCGTAAGACCGATAAGCTAGAAATTCACTGTAATTGGAAAGATGTATTTGAACCAGGTGATTTTATCATCGTTGAATGCTATCGAATTGTTGACCCAAATACATTCACTCAAGTCTATGACGATAGATTCTTAAAAGAGTATGCCACGGCTTTGATTAAAAAGCAGTGGGGAGACAACATGAAAAAATTTGGTGGTATGCAATTGCCCGGTGGTATCGTCATGAATGGCCAGCAGGTCTATGATGAAGCCGTCGAGGAAATTAGAATGATACAACGAGACATGCAGCTAAGTTCGGAACTGCCAGTCGATTTTATGGTGGGCTAATATCATGCCAACTAACTTCTACTTTCAATCAGGAAATACATCGGGTACAACAAACGAACAACGTTTGTTGGAGGACCTTGTTATCGAAAGTATGAAGATTTATGGACATGATGTCTACTATCTTCCAAGAACGATAGCAAACAAAGACGAAATTCTATATGAAGATGCGCTATCATATTTTACCCAAGCATATCCATTGGAAATGTATCTTGAAAACACAGAAGGCTTCGAAGGTCAAGGTGAGTTACTAACAAAGTTTGGCTTTGAGTTTAGATCGACCGCAACGTTTGTTGTTGCGAGACGCCGCTGGGAAGAATCTGTTGGTAGAAATGCAGAAAATTTGCAGTTGCCAGAGCGTCCAGCAGAAGGCGATTTACTGTTCTTTCCTAAGACAAAGACATTCTTTCAAATCAACTATGTGGACTTTCTAAATCCTTTCTACCAGTTGGGAAAAATTTATACATATAAAATGTCATGTCAGGTATTCGAATTTAGTTCTGAAACCATTGATACTGGTCTTGAAGAAATCGATGGTATTACCGATGGTCTAACTCAAGACCTTTATGATTGGCAACTTATCATGCAGTCTGGTGATTATGTTCTATCAAATACCAGCGACTCCATCATCTTACAAGAAAGTGGCACATCAAACGTTGATCCTCTGGATCAGACTAATGATTTTGAAGATGCGGCGGCAGAGTTCCTAGATTTTACCGCGTTTAATCCATTCGGTGAAGTTCAAGTAAGGACGATAACATAATGTTTTTGAAACAACACTTCTATCACCAGCACATTCGTAAAGCTATTATTGCCTTTGGAACGATATTCAATCAGCTAACCGTAGAGCGTAAAAACTCTGCAGGTGAAGTGGCTCAGTCCATTCGAGTGCCTCTCGCATACGGACCTAAAGATAAGTTTCTAGCAAGAGTTGCTGCGGTACCTGGAAATGATCCTGCGTCGGTTGCAATCACATTACCTAGAATTGGGTTCGAGATTACTGGTCTTCAATATAACCCACAACAGAAATTAAATATTCTTACTAAAAATATAGCAGTTGGTGTTGGTGATGATCCTGATAAAGTAAGAGTTCAATACACTAGCACACCATATACTTTGG